TTAGTGATCCAACACCACGAGAAGATACTCCAAGAGTTACACCTTCACCGATAAGATTTTGTGCGATCTTACCCATAGGTGTAGAAAGAAGTTGTGCCTTTCCTTTAAAATTATTTCCCTCTTGAACAAGAGATGTAATTTTATGAGATACACGATCAAGGTTTACAGTAGGACCATCAGGATGTCCGAGTTCACCCAATGCTCTACCATTTTTAACAAAACTTTCATTATACCTATTCACCTCTTTTGCAAGAGTTTGAATTGGATACATTCTACCATTACGGTTTTTAATTTCACCTTGAAGGAATACACCTTCAATATACATTTTTTTCTGAGAACCTTTACCTTCAACGATAAATTTAACTCTTGATACTTCTTCCGTAATAAGTTTCATTAGAAATCTCCTACTATTTGAACTTCTGAGATATGTGTTTTTCCACTTCCTCGAATTGCAACCTTTACAACCTTTCGGATTTCACCTATTGCATCAGTAGCGGATAGGTTAGCATCACCATAATTTAAAGTTACTGTTCCTGATTGAACACCATTGATTGGATCTGGTCCTGTAACTGCTGAAACATCTGCACTTGTAGTATTAATACCAGCAGGTGCACAACCTGTTACTTGAACTTTATCACCAACAACAAATGGAGCTTCTGTTCCAGATGGAAGTCCAAATTTAATTGCACCAGATGCATTTGTAACTGATGCAGTTTGAATTGAAGCAACACTTTCCTTAAAAACTGTTGGAGTTTTGACAGGAACAAAAATGCTACTATCATCTGTTGCTGTAGGATTAGTTCCAACTTCAACAAATGCATCACCACCAGCTGGGGTTACTCTTAAATAACCTGATTTTAATGCAATTGATCCACTAACTGCGTTCCCAGTCACAGATGCTATTTTTTGTACGACCTTAAAAGCTGCCATTTTTATAATCAACCATGATAGTGTTATTTATGCTTCCTCTTCCGTAGAATCTTCTACAGGTTCATCAGAAACTTCTGTATCTGCAATAGATGGATCAAATAATTGTGATGCAATATCTGGTCGTTGAGAAGTAATTCTCTCAGCAGCCTTTGCATATAATGTATCTTTGATCGAATCAGATATATCCGCTGCGGATTTATCGGTTGCAATCATATCAAGTAATTCATCCATATTTAATATTATGTTAAGATATCTTGACTATTTATATCTCTGCAGACTTAACATCTTTTTGAAATTCTGCATCAGTTAATTTACCTGCAGAATCATCAGGATCTTCATCTGTTGGAACTTGACCTAAATCTAAATTTTCTCCCTCTAACGGTTGACCTGTTATAGGATCAACTGCGTTAGGATCTGGTATAGTTCCGTCAGCAATTTCTTTCTTGATTAATTCATCTTGCTCTTCAATCTCCTGATCTGTCTGACGAAGAACTTTTGTTCTAACATAATGATTTGAAAAATACTTACCAATATATGGTTCAATTGTTGCTAAAGTTCCAAGTCTTTCATTCATTAATTCTGATTCTTTCAACTCAGCAAATTGATTATCATATAAGAAATCATATTGAATGTGATCACTTAAAGAATCCCAATCTTCTGGTGTAATTATATTCTTTAAAATTAATTGTGTTTTAAGTAAATTACTGAATAAATTTCCGAATCTTTTTCTAAGTCTTCCTACGAATTTTGCAAACTTTAATTCATCTCTTAATATCTCTGATGATCTTCCTAAATTAAATCCACCATCACTTGCAATTCTTGATTCTGGAACACCTAATGCACGATATAATTTTTTCTGGAAGTATTCAATATCTGTAAGTTCACCTAAGTTCTGTCCACCAGGTAATGTTGTGATTTCAGTTCCTCTTCCACCTTCTCTTCTTGGTAGCCAGAAATCTTCCATCATAGACATGAATTTACGATCATCTCTAACTTCACCAGTATTTGCATCGTAAACTAACTTATTACGATAACGACTCATTACTTCTTTCAAGTATTGTTCTGCTTTTACCTTTGGAAGATTACCAACATCAATATAAAATATTCTTCTTTCTGGTGCTCTTGATAATCTATAAATTACAAGACTATCTTCAATCATTCTTAATTGATTAAGAGCCTTGATTGCTTTATGTAAGTAAGATAAACAAGTTCCTTTATTACGATCAAATAATCCTGATGTTACATGACAAACTGAATCTTTTGCTATTTTAATTTGCCCCTTTCCACCTGCACCTGCAGCACTTGCATACATCGTTGTAGGATAGTTTGGTTTAGGTGTATAGATGTAATACTCATCTATCTCAGGATATTCTGATTTTTTAGTTCCATTTCCTGCAAGTGGATCTAATGGTAAATTACCCTTATTTTTTGTTCCCTTTTCTTGACGAACAAATTTCATCTTCATCGGATCAACATATCTGATCTCTTGAATACCGTCTTGTGGTCTCTTGGTATCAATAACTTTTATGTAATATAATCTTCCATCTACATACCAATTCTTAAATATTTCGTGAGACTTCTTATCAAAATCCATCATTTCTTTGATGCTTCTGAATTCATCTCTAATTTTATCTTTTAATTTATCAGTTGCATTAACATTTGATAATTCTATTTCTACAGGAGAATCATATAAATCACTGACTATTCCTTCATTTACAACATCTTCAATCGCACCATCACATTCTGGGTGAAGTGACATCTCACGATATCTTTTGATTAAATCATACTCTGTACGATATACACCTTCAATATCAACATACTGTCCATAAAAACCAGATTGCACAAAATAGTCAACCCCGTCCTCGTTTGACCGAGGAACGGGTGAGACTACTGAATCGGGAGTATTTTCCGAATCATCAATTGAGAATCCAAAGAGTTTTGCCATCGTATAATTTTATTTCTTTTATTATAGCACTATTTATCAGTTTTAACTTATGCTCTCTCCTCCAGCATTTTCACCGACACCTTTGATAGATTCAAAACATCATAGAATCTGTAAGTTCTAAGAGTCGATCCATCACGATCAAGTTGATGAACATAAGCATCTTCTTGATAGTCTGCTGGATTGTTTGCACCAGTTGCATCAGATAATCTATTGATTGAATTCATCCACTTTTCAAAAGCAGAACGAATTGAGAAATCAGTATCGTTAATAACTGTAATAGTCCAAGTATCAAATGTTCTATCACCTGCTATTTTTAAGATTCTTCCTCTAAAGTTAACATCAATTGGAGTGATGTTAGAGGCAGGTAATGCAGCTGCCTTAACTAAGAATCTTGCCTTATCCTTTACATCATTGTCGATTGCAATTTCCTCTGGAAAAGCAAGTTCGACTTCAAAGAGATTCGGTCTTGCACCACCACCAACTAACTTACTTTTAAAGTCAGTGATTCTTCTTAAAGGTGGTCTATTAAATTGGGTTGCCATTTTTTTTAATTACCTCGTTAAACAGAACCGACTACTTCCTCGAATGATACACCTGTTCGTGTAGCAACGAAGGTTAGACCGATGAAGTTAATGGATCTTGCAGGTTTAATGAATATGTCTGCGACAAATTCATTATTATCTATGATTGCAGCAGTGTTATTTGTTTCATCACAGATAACTCTGAAATCAAAGATTCCTCGTTTTGCCTGTACATCACGGAGGAACGGTTCAACAATATTCACAAAGTTTGTTCTTGTGATTTCATCGTTGAATTCAAACATCTGATCTCTTGCAGCAGATGATATTGCATTTTCAAGGAAGATAAACAATCTACGAACGTTTATTCTATCAAATGCTGATGATTTGCTAAGTCCAGTCTTATCACCGAAGAGAACTATTCCTCCACCAGGTGAGAATATGATTGGATTTATTCGATTTGAATACAACTGGTCTCTCTGAGTTTGAGATGGGTTGTATGCTAGTTTAACTGCATTGAGTATTGCACCTCTTGCAGTTCCTGCTGGTGAGAACCAAGGGAAGTTGTTAATATCGTTTCTTGCACATAATCCAGCAATGTCTCCATTCATTGGAACATATCTGAATGTGTCTGCGAAACGGTCATACATGTATTTGTAGGTACTGTCAAATACTGCGAATGATGAGGATGAAACAGGAGCAAAGAAACTAATTACATTATCAGTAATCTGTGAATCGTTAAAGACTGTTACAGATCCTGCAGTTCCGTCACTGAGGAATGCACCTCTATTTGGTGAAACAAATGCAACTGCATCTTTTCTTATTTCAGCAACAGATATAATTTTGTTTGCTAATGATTGTGCTGTTTCTTTAGTATGATTACCAGAACCCATTAGAATAAAGTCTGCTGAGTTTAAGTTATCATCTTCAAAGAGTGAATAACCATTTGCTAGTCCAGCTAAAGTTACTTGGAATGCTCCAGTAGCATCTTCGTCTGCACCACCATCATAGTTTTTACCACCAGCTAGTGTTAGTGTGGTTACACCGATACCAGCAAATCTAATACCTTGTGCATTTTGATCCCAACCTACATCAGTTTTAAGATCAAAATCTGTACCACCAACATCAAATGCTGTAGTAACGATACCTGCAGGTGCTCCACCAGCAAATATGTTTGTTGAATTATTGTAAGTGTACTTTCTCCAGTATGAAGGTGATCCTAATGAATACTCACCATCTTTTGCTTTTGAAAGTGATAAGTGCTTCTCTAAAATTGAACCTGCATTACCAGTTACCTCACCAGTATCGTCTATAACAACAACATGAACTTCATCAAACCTTGAGTCACGGGCAGCAGCAAATGATGATGTGCCAGGACGATCTGCAATATTATTCCAGTTGATTGAGGAGTTTGTTAGTTGTATTGACTGTGAATCAAACCAATCTGTGTTAGCAGTTGGTGTTCCTGTTGTATATGAGGATGACTGTCCATTAGTGTGAATAGCAACTGCAGTATTTCCAAACTTGTAAATACCATTTGGTTGATATCCTACTTCTGTGCTGACACCTGCGTTTGTTACTGACTCTAGTATCTTAACAGAAACTTTTTTATTGGTTGAATCAACTTCAGTAACTATTCCTTTAAAGTAACCAGTTAGAAGTGATGTTGTACCAGAACCTGCAACAACTGTGTTTGCTGGAATACCTTGTGTTACACCATAACCAACAGCAATATTTGTTGGTAGTGAACTGAAAGTTAATATTTGATCTGCTAGATCATCTATGATTGCAACTTTTAAACCATTTCCCCATGAGCCAGGATTTCTAGCAGCAACAGTTACTCCAGTAATTGTTGTTCCATCATATCCTAGATCGTTATAGTCTTCTGTGCTTTTGATCTTAATACTTCCTGCTGTTCCAGCAAAAGCATTTTTAAGATCATCGTCATCTGCTCTAACAACTCTTAGAGGACCACCATATGAAAGATATGATGATGCAGTCATCCAATACTCATAATGCTTATCAGCAGAGTATGGTTTTCCAAAATTATCTAATAAATCTTGCTCTGTCTCCACCAAAATTGGAAGGTCAACTGCTCCTTTGGCAAATGGACCAACAAGAGCACCAACTTTGTCCGATGCTGTGTCTACACGACCAACGGTTAAGTCAACTTCTCTAACTACAATTCCAGGAGATGCTAAATTTAGTGGCATCTTTGTTCTCCGAATCTCAGATTATTTCTGAAATTATTTATTAAAATATCCTTTTTCATGTAGTCTACATGTATTATTTAATGTTGCCAGCTATGATAATTCTATCATGATCACACTTATGTTTTGAAGTGTAGTGTACTTCATCTTTAAATATTAACAATTTACCATTTTTTGGTGTTATCTTTTTATCGTCTATAAAAAGGGGTGCACATTCTTCACAAACATCAATAAAATATACAAACGTATTAGTTACATTTTTATGACTATGAGATTCTGTATATTGACTTTTCTTATATAATGCACCCCATATATCAAATACTTCACCACTAACCTTTGTTTCAATAAATTTTGCTAAATTATCAAAGGCATCATATTCTCTCATATTCCAGTCAGTCATTAATGCTTTAACCGCTGTTTTTTTGTTTTGTTTATCACCTGTCTGTATAATTATATTTTTTAATCTTGAATCAACGTCTAAATTATAGATAATCATCGCACACTGAGACTTTTCTGAGATTCAATAACGTAATTAAAATTAATTACTACACGTACCTTGGAGTCTGTTTGCCATACTGCCTCATGTTCTGTATCAGAATCAAAAGTGACTAATCTATTAGCAACAGAGTTAACAAACACAGATTTTTTGCCTTTTTGATATAGTTTGGTTCCCCCATTGTTAGTATTGATATAAAGAATACTAGTCTTTCCTACAATTCCATCATACTCAACATCTATATGTCTTGCAGATTTTTCCTTTTTTCCAGTATTATAATATAAATTTCCTCTCACGTTATATACAAGTCCTGCATTAAGATTTTTCAGTATTGAATGTATGGCTTGATCATAGAGTGGAGATACTGGTTTCATATTTTGATAGAAAATATGAGAAAAGAAAGATTCATCGCCTGCATTTCTGGTTGTTTCGTATTGAAAAAACCAAGGCATTGATGATGATAAGATATGTTTGCTTAGTTGTTGAAAATTTTGTGTATCAATAAAATTGTCTGTGATTTCATAATTCACAACGCACCATCCCAGAAAGTATCACCCATTGGTTGCATATTTCTTGATATAAAATATAACCCTACGTTACATGCAAACCAATTAATATTGATTATCCAAGTTTGTCTCCACAGATACTTTCGATTTGATTCAACAATGTAGATATTTCTTTCGTTATCCATTCTTTTAACAATTTGTTCTAACACTAATGCAACAACAAATCCAATTGCATATATGTAAAAAGCAAAGTTAAGAAAACTAGAACTGAAAAGTAAAGCTGAAATCATCTATAATCCCACATGTAAGAACGATCACCGTATTCATCAGTATGCCATACATCTCCATCTTTGTCAACAAAGGTTGAATCTTCTAAACCAGTTTGAATAAACCCAAATGGTGCCATGTCCTGTTCAATCTGATTCTTCTGCTCTTCATATATCCTTTTTCTTATATCATTATCAGTCATTTCTTTGAAATAATCCTGCTGAACTAACCAAGCAAATATAACAAGACACATTGCTAAGTCGTCATTACACCCTTCCTCTGCTTCAAATGAATTATGTTTCTGTGCAAATGTAGTTAATTCTGATATAACTTCGTAGTCACAAGTGATTAACTTATGATCTTCAATTAGTGTTTTCAGGTTACTGCAACCCAATTTCTTCACAGCAGCAGTTGTCCTAACACCTAACTGCGTTTTCTTTCCTGAAAATCCTTGACCAACTATCTGACCATTACGACCTCTCATCGACGCCATAAGTATATTCTCATATTCTAAATCATAATTCAAAATAGATGCAACCTGATCTCCAATATCATTTACTTCAACCAAAACATAAGCATTATTATACCCTTTTGCAACATCAAGTATTACATTTGGGAATAACATAGGTTTAATTTCATTATTTCTGTACTTAGCAATCACTTTATAAGGAAACTGAGTAACATCAAATACTATAAATGCAGAATAATCATTACCAAGTCCTCTTGCTACGTCAACTGTAACTATGTAATTATGATCTTTTTCTGGTTTTTCGTAAATATCAAGACCTGCGTTCTTGGTAATTGGGGTTTCATATACCATATTTCTCAATATGGAAGGTGCAATCAATGTGTTAATTGAACCTAAGAACTCACATTCAAACTCAACTTTGAATTGTTGCTCTGATGTATTTGCTATTGTTTGCTCTTT